TCACTCGACCTGGGCCGACGTTGCTATGCAGTTGGTCTGGCTCCTGCCTGTTGCTGTATTCATCTGGAGGACTACGCAATGAGCAGTGACTTCCGCGCCCTGTGCGCTGAGCTGGAGCAAACACAATGAGCAACTATCTTCATCTTCTCATTTCCCTTGTCCATCCGACACTGGGAATGACAATCAATCGCTACTGCCTGGGAATTTCCATGGATGATTCCAGAATGCAGGGTTTTGAAGTTGATCACTGGGCGGAACCAGAAAATCGTCAAAGACTGCTTTCGCTTCTTTGCGAAGACTGGCTAACGGACAATTGTGCAGTTGTCGGCTGTGAAGAGATTGCTGGTGCTGTTCAGCGGGAGGATTGCTGGCGTGACTGAGCCTTCTTCTGCTGCTGGATTCGTCTGGGAAGCTTTCAATGAAGTCGCTGAGCACGTTGGCGTTTTTGAAGATTATGGCGATGCTTTAGCTGCTGCTCTCATGGCCGCTGCAACTCAGTTGCATCACGATCCGGGTCAAACTCATCAAGCGGGTGGAATTATAGCCGCACGCTTGCAGCTTCTTGAAATTGCCAATGAATTAAAAAACTCAAATGCCTGACACATCAGACTTAGACGCACAAACTGACTGGCGCAAGCTCTGCTCTTCCCTTGTCAAGGCTTATTATCTTGACGATTGCGAAGCTCGCGTTATCCTAGCAAAGGCCAGGAAGCTGTTAAATGGCGAAACGCCACCGCATGACTTCGACAGCATCCATGGCTTGACAGATGATACGAGAATCGTGAATGCACTGCTAAGGCATGGCATCACTTCCGTATCTGAATTGCGGGAAATTGGGCCAACTGGCGCAATGAAAATTAGCGGCCTCGGCTGCTTAACAAAACTCCGCAAACTACTTGACTCCACAAACACTTCCCCCAGTTTAAGTGATGTTTGATGAACCCTCCGGCGAAGCTCGTAAGAGCGCAGAAAGTGCAAGCAAGCCTCGCCTTGACCTTGTTCCTCCTGCCGCTGTTGAATCTATTGCCGAAGTTTTGACTTTCGGTGGCAAGAAATACGGTGACAATAACTGGTGCAGGGGAGCCCGCTGGGGCCGCTACTACGCTGCGCTGCTTCGCCATCTTTTTGCATGGTGGCGCGGCGAAGAAAGAGACCCAGAAACCGGGCTTAGTCACCTTGCCCATGCCGGTTGTTGTTTATTTTTTCTAATGGAATACAGCCGCAATAGCTGGGGGACGGATGATCGCTTTGTTGGGACAGATGACCAAAGATTTATCAAGGAGGACGGACAGGGTTGATGATTAAATTGTTAGCACTAGGGTGCTTTGCCCTGACTCTCACATTCTTTCTGCGAAATCCAAGCATCCCCAATTCCTACTGTTTTGGACTGGCTTCTATGAATCTGCTCTACGCCCTGAATCTCGCAAAAGAAAATTACTAGGACTACACTGCAAGTAGGCGATGCTCAACTGTCATGTCCATTTCTGAAGAAAATCTGCAATTGATTCTGACACGGGCTCGCCTAATGTCCATGCAAAAGCGTAGCGCTGTGTGCAGGGACTATGCAATGCGTAATCTGTATGAGGGCGATGTTGTCTCCTGTTGGACAGACGGCGACGTTGTTCGCCCAATTGATTTCAAGGGTGGCTATCAGCAATTATTTTTTATCTCCTACTCAACCAGGCACAGTCGCTTCATGGGTGTTTCACCGGAATTCTCTTGGGTTTGCACCCCGACTGAATTTTTCGGAGATCGCTGTATCGTAGTCGGGGATGTTTTTGAAAATACTGCAAGCTATCTTGACTATTTGAAGCGTGCTCAACGTAGCTACAATTCAAATCAGCCGCCTACTAGCAATGCTTGAAGGGGATTTCAGGTATCAGTGGGGTGAGCTGGTCAATACGGTTACTATTGCCCGATCCAAATCCCGCCTGCCAATCAAAATTATCATTTCGCTGGAGTTTTACGTTGCCGCCTGCCGCTACTTTCAGATTCCAATTCCTCAGTGCAAAGAGGATACACTACGAATTACCGGACATGAATGTGTAATCGATCCACAGGCAAACTTTTTCTGGAACATTCGTCAATGAATCACGATCCTCTTTTCGCTGTCAACACGATTTTTGCTACGCCAAGCCCGCAGCGCTGTATTTACGCAGCAATGCACCAGGACTACAGTGAAAAATATGTCTACGAAGAGATTAGAGAATGGCCTGAAGAGCAGAGGGCAGGTGAAATTGCCGTCAACCGTCTTTTGAAGGGTGGCAGGGGACACTATGGCTGCATCGAGCATCCACAAATCACGCTTGCAACGGGTTATTTTCCTCATAGCGTGATGCAGCAGGCTCGTACACATCGAATTTCGGTTAGTTTCGATGTTCAGTCGATGCGATACACCGGCCAGAGAATCGTAAGGGCGGCAAATGGTGAAATTCCCTTGGAGGAAGTTTTTTATCTCCGGCCTGTTGGCTTCTATAGCGACAGAAATGGCAAGAAATACGAATATACCGAGACGAGACGCGAAGCCGACTTGGATCTTTGCCTGGAAGCTGCGACTCGTTATTCCTTCCTTGTCAATAACGGCTTTGCAGAAGAGCACGCTCGCGGAATGCTGCCATTTGATTATCGCCAGCATTTCGTTGTCAGTTTCTCGATGCGCTCATTGATGCACTTTTTGGACCTTCGAGCGAAGTTTGATGCTCAGTGGGAGATCCAAGAGCTTTGCAGATTGATGATGCCAGAGTTTAAGTTGTGGGCACCAGAGATTGCTGAATGGTATGAGCAAAATCGTTACGGCAAGGCGCGTCTTTCTCCCTGATGGCAAATAGAAAAGTTATTCCAACTCTCTGTCCGTTCTGTGGCAGCGAGGCGAAGTTGATTGACTCCAGAGTGCTAAAGCAGGGTCGCAGAAGAAAGTATCTGTGTGGTGACGGTCATAGCTGGTCTGTCTTTTCTGAGCCAGGCGAGAAACAACAAAAAAAGAAGTCGGTTCTGATCAAGAGAACATTTAACGACGAGCAGATAAAAGAAATCCTGTTGTCCACACTGTCAAACAAAAAATTAGCGGCAAAGTTTTCCGTTAGTCATGGGTCAATTGCAAAAGTTCGTGCAGGCGAAACTTATGCGGATCTTTACCCAGAAATTGATAGAGCATCCCTGCCCTCAAAAGTGTTAAATAAAATTGTCAAGCTTGGTGAAAAAGTTGAGTGGGAGGTTTGTGAAAACTGTGTGCAGTGGGACGACAAGTGCTGTCTTGGCTTCCCTGAGCAACTCCTGTTCGGCTCTCGGTACGCCAATGAATGCAGTGCCTACCTGGCCTGCCAGCGCTGATTTCAGCGGCGATGCGGCGGCTATGCTGCTGTCTGAGGCGCTTCGATTCGGTGATTATCCCAAGACGCTCCCCGGAGCCCGAACCGGAGCCAACATGGGTTGAGAAATTCGGAAATCAGATCGTTGCTGGTCTTGCTCTTGCCGCAGCCACAAGCATTGCAAGTAACTTGATGATGCTGGTTTCTGTTCCAGAGAAGTTGAAAGCACTGGGCGATAGGGTTGAGGTTCTTGTGGGGGAAATGCGTGGCTACCGTGAAGAAATTAAAGAGGTCAATAAGGAAATGCAAGATATTAAGCTTGACGTAAACACCCTCAAGATGAAGCGGTAAAATGCAAGTTCTTGAAAACGGCGCAACCATTGAACACGTTCAAGATAAAAAGAACGGCGATTTTTACAGAGCCTGCTACAAGGGCAAGTGTCGCTGTGCGGAAGACGAGTATATTGCGGATCTGTATGCGCATTTGCTCGTCAAGCTTGTAGATGGAAAATAAACAGATTGCTTACTTTGTAACTGTCAGGGTTGACGAGACTCGCACGCGAGATTATCGAGTAGTTGCGCGTAGTGCATATAGCGCACAGTGGATTTTCAAGCAAATCAATCCAACTGCAAAAGTAATTTCCATTCGTCCTGTCAATCGCGTCAGCGAAATTTCCGAGTAACCGCTTCGGGCGAGATTCGATAGTATTTCAGTATGCCAGCAAAAACGAGAGGCGTTCGATACGCCGATTCTGCCGCTCTGGGCGGCTTGGGACTGCTTGAAGACGTAAGCGTTCTTCGCAAATTGAAAAAGAAAGCGAATGTTCGTCTCGATCTACTTGAGGTTGAGGCGAAGATGATGAATGATTTGCTGCCATATCAGCGCAGCTTTGTTTGCGACTTTTCTCATAAGTATGTCGGATTTTGTGCTGGGTATGGAAGTGGCAAGACCTTCAGTGCTGTAATCAAGTGCATCATGCTGGCTTTCAAAAGTCAGGGCTTCACGCATCTTTTTCTTGAACCAACCATTCCACTGCTGAGAGACGTTGCACTGCCGACTTGGTTCAAAGTGCTTGATATGTATGCAATTCCATATGTTTTCAGATCCTCGCCACTACCGAATATCACACTGAAGCTGCCTGGTGGTGATACTCCGGTCTTTTTGCGCTCGCTTGAAACATATCAGCGTCTTGTGGGTGTAAACGCAGCAAGTCTTGTGGCTGACGAAATTGACACGACAAAGGCGGAGGTTGTTCATAAAGCAATGGTCAAGTTGCAGGGTCGTGTTCGTGTTGGCAAGTGCCCACAGATTTGCACGGTGAGTACGCCAGAAGGTTTTGGATGGATGTATAATTTTTACGTTACTGAGGATGCTGAAAACAAAAAGCTTTACAAGGGAAGGACAAGAGATAACCCGCACCTTGACCCGAACTTCATTACTGACCTTGAGCAGAAGTTTCACCCTGATCTTGTCAAAAGTTATCTTGAGGGCGAATTCTGCAACCTTGAGTCTTCCGCTGTTTTTTACGAGTTCGACAGACAAAAGCATTCCAGCGGAGTCTTTCACCCAGAGCCAGGGGAGAAAATTGTTTTTGGTGCAGACTTCAACGTCAATCGCTGTCAATCTATTTTTGCCGTTGTTCGACCTGGGCCGACTGGGCAACAAGTGCATATGTTCTCTGAAGAGCGTGCTGCCGATACTTTCCACCTTGTCGAAATTCTCAAAAGAAAGTATCCTCGGCATCTTGCCAATAACGCAATTATCTGCTATCCAGACGCGAGCGGGGCGCACACTGCAACTGCTTCAACTACAACCGATCACGATATTCTGCGAAATGCAGGCGTAATGGTGATTACGGAAAAGCGAAACCCACCAATTGCAGAAACGCTTGCTCATGCAAACTTGCATTTGCATAGAGACTTGGTTTACATTAACCCAACAGCCTGCGCAGAAACTGTCACGGCATTGGAGCAGTGGGTTTACGATAAAAATACGATGAAGCCAGCTAAAAATGGGGCAAATGATAAGTCGCACTGTGGGGACGCTGTTCGCTATCTACTGTGGAATGTATTCCCACGGGCGGGAACGCGATCTGGCTATGGGCCAAGGTGGCGATAGACTGAATCAGCGTAATTTTTCAAAGTCGTGCTTGTAAATTCTGGAACGCTGGTCGTAGGTGCTGACGATATTCTCAGCGATCCACTTGAACGTCGCTATCCAGAATTTGATGCAAACTATGAAACGGTAACTGGGGTTGATAGTTATGCGCCAGAGGTTGCCGAGCATCTTGCAAGGATTCTACCGATTAAATATTGCCGCTTCCCTGAGTTTTACCTTGAAGAGGCATCTGCTGCATATGTCCCTCAGGATTATCTTGAAAAGCCGGAGAGCTACGAGGTTCGCAGGACTCGCGCTCTCTCTGCTTTTCAGCCGCACTACTCCCACCTTGTCGAACTGATTGTCGGCACCGCGCTTCGCAAAGGTGTTGCGGTGCCAGAGGAGATTCCCCCCGAGTGGGGCAGTTTTTTTGAAGATGCAGACCTTGAGGGACATTCGATTACAAGTTTCACCAAAGAGCTTTTTTCAATGGCTCTTGATGGTGGAACCGCTGGGCTGTGGGCTGAATATCCAACAATTCCACCTGGGTTGAGTTCCGCCGAGGAAGAGGCGTTGAATCCTCGTCCCTACTTTGTTGCGTTCAAGGTTGATGATATTCTTGAGTGCAGGCACGATACTTACTCTGTAGAAATCAACGGGACCAATATCTTTGGTTCCTTCCCGACCTATCTGCGTGTTAAGACTGAGATTCGTCGGCAAAGCGCGGATAACGAGTTTTACGAGGAAGTTGTTCCTGCTGTTTACGTTTACGATATTCGTCCAACCATTTCTAGTGACACTGGGGACATTATTGAAACTTCAAGCGACAATCCTGATGCACGAAATCGAGTGCGTTTCCGTACCTATACAAAAAATATGAGCAGGCCGGAGAACGACGAGTATGCGCTGGAGAGGACTTCCTTCCTGTCAATTGGCTTTATCCCTTTTTCACCATGCTTTGGTGGGCGCCGTGAAGCCTTTTTCCGTGCTCGCCCCCTTCTTTTTGATATTGCTCGGCTGAATCTGAATCACTGGGCGATTTCCGCTGATCTCAACGAAAGCATCCACCTGACTGCATCGCCAATTCTTACCGGAACAGGCATTCGTCCTGACGATGAAATTACTGCTGGATCTGGGCGTTCACTTTTCTCGGCAAATTCCGATGCAAAGTTCGGAATGATGAGTGCTTCGATGGAGGGGGCTTCCGTCACCCTGGAGAACCTGAGGCGCATCGAGACGGCCATGGAGAAGCTTGCAGCCGTGGCCATGACCACTGGGAAGACCCAGGCCGAAAGCGGCTTCAGCAAGCTGCTGGACCGCTCTCAGAGCGATTCCCAACTGGCCGTGCTAGTGCAGTCGCTGGAGGACTGCCTGAACCGGGCATTGATGTATGCAGCGGCCTACAGGGGTTATACACCAGTGACTGTGAAAATTAGCAAGAACTTCATTCCTGTCAAGCTTCATTCGCAACAGGTTCTTGCTTACAATTCGCTGTTCAAGGATAGCAATGTTATTACTATCGAGCTGTTCTTGAAAATGCTTGAAGCTGGGGAGCTTTTTGAAGGAATCCCGAACTTCAGCGTCTCTGATCTTTTGCAGGACATGGGCCTGGGCGGGAATGAGACGGCGAAGCAGCTTGGCCTCACGAACACTGGCCTGACCCCGCTGGCAACGGATCAGGCAACTGGTGGCAATGAGAATCCAGAGGCATCAGTAGAGACAAACGAAAGCGGATCTGCTAATCTCTGAGGGCAATCGCTTAATTCACAGTGCCAAGCGAAGACGACACTCAGCAACAAGACCCGACCGTAAGCCTTGAGGATCTTGAAAAGCGGATCAGGGCGCTTGAGAGCGAAAACACGAAGCTCAAATCAACAAAGCAGGGACTGCTGGCTGATCTTAGGAAAAAGAAAACGATTGACACCTTTTTGAAAGGT